CACTAATTCGTTCAGTCGCAGATAAGCGCCCAGCCCGTCAAGCAATCCCTGGCTCAACCGTTGTTCTACAACGTTATGTTGACCTTTCAGCAGCAACAACTGCTCTAACAGAAACAACTGACCCAGAAGCAGTAGCAATGTCAACACCAACATCAGTAACCATTACTCTTGCAGAGTACGGTAACTCAGTGTTGGTAACACGTGCATTAGAGTTATTCTCTCTTGCAGATGTTGACCCTGCAATCGCAAACATTATCGCTTACAACCTAGCAGATTCTATTGACTCCGTAGCAATGACAACATTGCGTGGCGGTTCAAACGTAATCTACTCAGGTTCAACAGCAACATCAACTGCAACTATCACAGCAGCCGCAACACTATCTTCAGCAAACATCCGTAGGGCTGTTGCTAAGTTACGTGCTAACAAGGCTAATGGTCGCAAGGGTTCACTATACTGGGCTGGATTACACCCAGAGGTATCCCATGACCTACGTGCTGAGACAGGTTCAGCAGGATGGTTGCTTCCTAACCAATACGGTTCTTCACAAGACCGCATTTGGGCAGGAGAAATCGGAACATACGAAGGTGCATACTTCGTAGAGTCTCCACGTCTGTACACAGCAACTGACGGTTCTTCATCTGCAAAGGTGTACCGCACAATCATCGCTGGACAACAGGCATTGGCTGAGGCAGTTGCCGAAGAGCCACATGTAGTTATCGGACCAGTAGTTGACCGCTTGATGCGTCACCGCCCAATGGGTTGGTACGGCGTACTAGGCTTTGCTCGCTACCGCGAAGAGGCACTATACCGAATCGAATCAGGTTCATCAATCGCTTAGTTGATTGACGGTAGGGCTAGGGGAAACCCTAGCCTTACAGTAAGTTCATTAAGGAGAATAATGACAGAGTATATCTTTACAACACCAGTTGTAGAAGAAGGACCAATAGGCAAACACCGTCTATTTTATTTTTATAAAATGGATAAGGGTGTATCTATCGCAAAGTCTGGTGGCACCTATTCTAAACTAAGATATCCTTTAGATGAGGATATTATTAGTTATGATGAATTCTATCTTGGAGGACATGAACATATCGTAGATGCAGCGACAAAGGCAGCACTTATTGCATCAGGACTAGGAATAACTGAGGCTAACTTTACAGAAGCATAGGGGATAAATGAAACACTGGGAATATCATCCAGAACCAGAAGATGATTGCTTTGGATGCAAGGCTATGGGATTACAAATGAATACGGGAGACGCTAAGAGAGATATACCAGATAAGAAATGGAACTCTGAGTTACAGGCTTATCGAGATGCAAGAGCACAAGGTATACAACCAGCAGGAACAACTATGCGACATGTACAAGAAGCGCATAGAGCATCAGAAGTTTTAGGCAAAGCGTACAATGCGGACACTATGCCTAAGACTAAAGACATCAACGAAAAATCCGCAGCCGTAATGAAAGAGATAGGACAAATCTAATGCCAAAAGTAGGAAAGAAAAAGTTCCCATATACAACCAAAGGCAAGAAGGCTGCTAAGGCTTATGCTATGGCTGAGAAAATGGAATCTAAGGCTGAAAAGAAAATGGAAATGAAAAAGGCTATGAAGAAAATGGGCAAGAAGAAGTGAAGAAAACTAAAGCCCAAAAGAAAATTTCCAAAGTAATGAAAGAGTTTAAGGCTGGCGAACTTAATGTTGGCAAGTCTAAGAAAAAAGTAAAGTCTAAGAAGCAGGCAATTGCTATTGCCTTATCTCAGGCTGGTAAGTCAAAGAAGAAGTAATGTCCTCGGGTCAACGTAAACGCCACGATGGTTGGAATAAGTCAATCATGCGGGACGGCGTAGTTGTTATCCTTAGAAAGGATGGCACTGAAAAGGTTCGCCTTGACCCTAAGACAAAAGAAATTCTTAAGGGGAGCAAATGAAGAAAGCATTCTGGGATAAAAAGAATCCTAAAAAAACTTCTAAGAAATTAACTCCAGCACAAAAGTCTGCTGCTAGGGCTAGGGCTAAAAAGGCTGGAAGACCATATCCTAACTTAATAGACAATGCTGCAGTAGCAAAGGGGAAGAAGTGAAAGATTCAATTCTAAAAAGAATCGGAGTATCTGGTTATAATAAACCAAAGCGTACTCCTAATCATCCTAAAAAGTCACATGTAGTTGTGGCTAAAGTAGGAGATAAAGTAAAGACTATCCGATTTGGTGAGCAAGGTGCAAAAACTGCAGGTGCTCCTAAGGCTGGAGAGTCTGACCGCATGAAAGCAAAACGTAAATCTTTTAAGGCTAGACATGGCAAGAATATTGCTAAAGGTAAAATGAGCGCAGCCTACTGGGCGGATAAGGTTAAGTGGTAATATGAGTACCAAGGGGACAAAAGATTCTATTGCGCTAGTATGGTGCGATAATGGAATGGTTGATGGAAAGTTTATGCAAGGCGTAGCAGATGTAATGCTAAAGTCTGGTGTAAAGTTTGAGTCTACATTACGCAGTCAAGGCAATCAAATTGCAAGACAGCGTCAAACAGTAATTGATTACTGGTATGACAAGACTGATTATGAATGGCTACTATGGGTAGACTCAGATGTAGTAATTAGTCCAGAAAAATTTAAGTTGCTGTGGGATAACAAAGATGCTGAAAAGCGTCCTATAGTTACTGGAGTATATTTTACTACAGATAATCCAGAAGAGCCTTTGATGGTTCCGATGCCTACAGTATTTAATTTTGTTAACGATGGAGAAGGTGGCTTTGGATTAGCCAGAATTCATCCTTTGCCAGACAATCAATTGATTAAGGCAGATGCAGCAGGAATGGGGTTCATTCTAATGCACCGCAGTATAGTTCCTAAAGTCCGTGAAGTAGCACCTGATGGTCAAATCTTTATGGAAATGGGAAGAGGTGCTAAGTTTATAGGTGAAGATATATTCTTCTTTGCCCTATGCGATAAGGCTGAAGTCCCACTGTATTGCCATACTGGAGCACTGGCTCCACATATGAAACGATTCTCATTTGATGAGCATTACTATAAGGCATTCTTTGGTAAACCTAAAGAAGAGCCTAAGTCAAAGTTAATTACACCCGAAAAGAAAATCATTACACCTAGATAGGAAAAGATATGGCACTTGGTAAAGCAGGTAGCAGTCTAACAGCAGAACTTAACCGTCTTGCTGGAACGACTGGATTAGATGAACAAGGTGCAGCCAATGCTTGGGCTGGAACCACTGGACTTGCAACCGTAGGTGCTCTTAATATCAAAGCACAAGCAGCACGAACAAGAGACAAGTTTAAAGACATTGATGGAATATGCAATGAACTTGCTGGAACTACAGGACTAGCAGCACCTGCTGCATTACGGAGTATAAACGCCTAATGACAACTACTCTATCTAATATGATTGATGAGGTTGTAACCAACCTATCAGGTTATACCTATCAGCAAGAAAGAACTACTTACCTAAGAAGTAGCGTAACTACAACAGTATCTTCCTCTGCATCCCCTACCATCTTGGCTCTTGGTTCTACTGAGAATGTTGGTAAAGGTGTTGTAGAAATTGGCGAAGAGTTAATGTGGATTGATACATTTGACAGAGTTGGTAACACAGCATCAGTATCTCCATATGGTAGAGGATATCTAGGAACAACAGCATCCCAACACAATGCTGACTCCAAGGTTACTATCTCTCCTATCTTCCCACGCTCTTCTATTAAGAGAGCAATCGATGATACTATCCGCGCTGCTGGTTCTATGTTATTTGCTGTAAAGAGCACATCATTTACTTACAATGCAGCAGAAACAACTTATGCTTTTAACGATTTAAATATATCAAATATCCTTAGCCTAATGTGGCAAGAGGTTGGACCATCTAAAGAATGGCGAGCAGTGCGTCGCTGGTCTTGGGATTCTGCAGCCGATGAAACAGAGTTTGGTTCTGGAGCACAGACAGTAACAATAGGGGACTTCATCACACCAGGAAGAACAGTCAAAGTTATTTATGCTACTGACCCAGTAGCGTTTACAACTAACGGACAAGACTTTGCAACACAAACTGGATTACCAGAATCTTGCAAAGATGTAATAATCCTAGGTGCATCTTATCGTTTGCTAACATATCTCGACCCTGCACGTGCTGCTCAGGTATCACCACAGGCTGACGAAACTGATAGCAAGCGACCTTACGGAGCATCACAGAGCGCAACAAAACAACTCTATGCTTTGTATACGCAACGCCTACAAGAGGAAACTCAAAGGCAGCAAAATCAATACCCAATCCGTGTCCACTACAGCCGATAGGTAAATAAATGACAGTACGCAAATATTCATCTCGTTCTCAACAAACGACACTAGCCTCAGGAATTGCCTCTGGCGATACAAGCATAACCGTAATTTCTGGTTCTCAGTTGATGGGTGGAAAAACACCGTCATCTACCGAGACATATACAGTTGTTATCGACCCAGATACGGCGCTTGAAGAAATTGTAGATGTAAAAAATTATTCTACAGGTAACACTCTAACTATTGAACGTGCTAAGGATGGCTCAACGGCTGTAGGCCACTCTGCTGGTGCGGTAGTTCGACACATGATTATTGGTCGAGACCTTCAAGAGGCTAATGACCACATTGAAAATACTACAACAGCACACGGATTAACCCTTGCAAATGTAACTTTATCAACTGGCACAGGCAATGTATCAACTACAATGCTTGCGGCTAATGCAGTAACTACTGCAAAGATTACAGATGCAAATGTAACTACAGCAAAGATTGCAGATTCCGCTGTCACATCTGCTAAAATTGCTGACCTTACAATTGCCACTGGAGACATTGCAGACTCTGCCATTACAAGTGGTAAGATTGCTACTGGCGCAGTAGGAACAACTAAGATTGATGACCTATCAATTACTACGGGCAAGATTGTTGATAGTGCAGTAACTGCTGCCAAGATTTCATCTGACGCTGTAACTACAGCGAAGATTCTAGACTCTAATGTTACTACCGCAAAGATTGCGGACAGTGCAATTACCTCTGCAAAAATAGCAGATGCAACTATTGCTACTGGTGATATTGCTGATGGTGCTATTACTTCGGCTAAGATTGCTGATGGAACTATTGTTGCTGGTGATTTAGCAGATGGAGCAGTTACATCCGCTAAAATCCTAGATGGCACAATTGTAAATGATGATGTATCCAGCACTGCTGCTATTGCTTATAGTAAATTAAGCCTTGGCGGAACAATTACATCTGCTGACTTGGTAGACGGAACTATTGTTAACTCAGATATTAATGCTTCTGCTGGTATTGCACTTAGCAAATTAGCGGTAGACCCACTGGCTCGTGCTAACCATACTGGTACACAGACAGCCTCAACTATTTCAGATTTTGATACACAGGTAAGAACATCTCGCCTTGACCAAATGGCAGCACCTACTGGTTCTGTTTCATTAAACAGTCAAAAGATTACTAACCTTGCTACTCCTACTAGCAGTGGTGATGCTGTATCCCTTGGCTACATTAATAGCCAGAAGGGTGCAGTAAATGGTATTGCTGAACTTGATGGTAATGGATTAGTTCCTACCCATCACCTTCCAGCACTTGCTATTTCTGAAACATCAGTAGTTAACTCACAGGCTAATATGCTTGCACTGACTGCTCAAGTTGGTGACGTCGCAGTTCGTACAGATGTTAACAAATCATTTATTCTTACAGCAACTCCTGCTTCTACATTGGGTAACTGGCAAGAGTTACTAACTCCAACAGATGCGGTTCTTTCTGTTGATGGTAGCACTGGAGCAATTAGCCTTTCAGGCACATATCTAAATAGAACCTCTGGTCAATTACTAGGCGCTTTAGATGCTAATACTTTTAAGGTTACCAACCTAGGTACACCTACAAGCAACGCAGATGCTGCTACTAAGGCTTATGTAGATACAGTTGCTGGTTCTGCTACTGCTGCTGCAGCCTCCGCTGCTGCCGCTGCTACAACCTACGATAACTTTGACGATAGATACCTAGGCGCTAAGTCAACTGAACCAACTGTAGATAATGACGGCAACACACTTCTTGTTGGTGCTATCTATTGGAACTCAGTATCTAATGCTATGTATGCTTGGACAGGTTCTGAGTGGGGTTCAATCTCCTCAACTGCAGCAATCTATCGCTATCGCTTTAATGCAAGTGGCGGAGAAACATCAGTAACAGGAACAGATGCTAACGGCTTAACATTATCTTATATCCCTGGTAAAGCACAGGTATACTTGAATGGTGTTCTATTAGTTCCAACAACTGATTACACAGCATCTAATGGAACAAGCATTACATCCTTGGCTGCCCTTGCATCTGGCGATGTACTTGAGGTTATTACATTTACATCATTTGAACTTGCCTCTGCTATTGAAGAAACTATCTTTGATGCAAAGGGAGATTTACTAGTAGGAACTGCTGCAGATACTGCAGGTAAGTTAGCGCTAGGAACTAATGGATATTACTTAAAAGTAAATACATCAACTGCTACTGGACTTGAATGGTCACAGGTAGACCTATCAGCCTACGCAACAGTAGCAACCGAGAACGACAACACCATTATGAACATAATGGGTGCATACTAAGAAAGGTAGTAACTAATGGCTACAACTTCAAAGGTGCTCTTTAGAGGAGCAGCATCAACATCAAGCACAACCCTATATACAACCCCCTCTGCAACTACAGCAGTAGTAACTAATATTGCAGTGGCTAATACAGCGTCATCTTCTGCAACATTTACTTTATTGCTAGATGATGTTGAGATACAAAAAGATTCAACAATTGCTGCTAATTCAACAGCATACATTGACCTTAAGCAGGTTCTTGCTACTACTAAAACTATTAAAGGTTTAGCATCTGCTACAACAGTAGACTTTCACATTAGCGGAGTGGAGATAGCGTAATGGGATTATCAGTATTTCCAGCACCTAGTGCTGGTGGCTTAACTCAAAAACAACAAGAATTTACATCTACTACTTCTTGGACTGCTCCTACTGGCGTAACAACTATTGAGTGTTTATTAGTAGCAGGTGGTGGCGGAGGAGGCGGTTCTACTGGAGCAGGCGGAGGTGGCGGTGGTGGGCAAGTAGTTAAAAAATATTTAACCGTTACTCCAGGCACAAGTTATACTGTTACAATTGGCGGTGGTGGTGCTGGTGGTTCATCTGGCAGTACTGGTTCCACTGGAAGTAATTCATCTTTTGGCTCTTTACTCACCTGTGGCGGTGGAGGCGGAGGTGGTGGCGGAGGCCTTGTAGGAGGAAATGGTAATTCAGGAACAAATGCTTATGGCGGAGGCTCAGATGGTGGAAATTCACCAGCCAAAGGTGGCGGCATTGGTAACGGCGGAAGTGGTGGAGGAGGTGCAACTTCCTCAACTGGTGGCAATGGTGCTGGCGGCGGTGGAGGTGGCGCTGGAAGTGCTGGTAAAGGCTCTTATCAAGCAAACAACACCGCAAATGGTATGGCTGGCGATGGTGGAGTCGGACTTTACGGTTTTGGCGGCGGCGGTGGTGGAGGAGTTTCAGCAGCAACCGTAACTTCTGGTGCTGGTTCTGATGGTGGTGGTTCTGGATTAACAGGTGATGGCACCAGAATAGCAGGAACTGGTAAAACAAACACTGGCGGTGGTGGTGGAGGTGGCGGCAATACTAGTACTACTGCTGGTTCTGCTGGTGGCTCTGGTTATTGTCAAATTAGTTATTGGTCATAAGGAGAAATAATGGCACACTTTGCAGAAATAGATAATACTAACAAAGTACTTAGAGTACTAGTAGTAGATAATGCACAAGAAGAACGAGGACAAGAATTCCTTGCCAATGATTTAGGTCTTGGTGGTACTTGGGTTCAAACATCTTATAATGCTAACTTCCGTGATAAGTTTGCTGGAACTGGCGATATATATGACCCAGTTAATGATGTATTTATTACGCCAGAATCAGAGGATAACTAATGAGTAAAGCAAGAGACCTAGCAAACGCAGCAACAGCATTATCTGCTGTATCTGCAACAGAACTTGGATATCTAGATGGTGTTACCTCTGCTATTCAAACACAAATCAATACTGTAACTACGGCAGTTAACAATGTAGACGCAACACCAACAGCACTAATGACGATGGGAGCCTAACCAATGGCAACAGCATATAAAGTACTGGGGCAGGTAGCCCCTTCAGCAACAACAAACACAACACTAGAAACAGTACCTAGTGCTACTCAAGCAGTAGTATCTACTATTGCTGTATGTAATCGTGCTGCTTCTGCAGCAACATATCGTATTGCTGTTCGTCCAGCAGGTGCAACATTAGCCAATGAACATTACATTGCTTATGATGCAACCATTGCTGCAAACGATAGCACCTTTATTACTATTGGTGTAACCCTTGCTGCGACAGATGTTATTACTGTTTACGCATCAAGTGCTAACCTTTCATTTTCTGCATTCGGAAGCGAGATTTCATAATGGCTGTATCTAAACTTAATCCTGCAGCATCTGGCGGAGTAACTCAAAAAACACAAGAATTTACAAGCACTGGTACATTCGTAACACCTTCTAACTGTTCATCTGTAGATTTATTTTTAGTAGCAGGTGGTGGCGGAGGAGGCGGTGGAACTAACTCGTGTGGTTCTGGCGGTGGAGGTGGCGGTGTATTAAGAAGAACAGTAACCGTTACCCCTGGTACTTCATATACAGTTACAATTGGTAGCGGTGGTGGTGGAGGTTCTAGCGGTAGCCAAGGCTCAAATGGTGGGAACACTACATTTGGCAGTTTAGTAACCGCAATTGGCGGTGGTGGTGGTGCAGCCCAAAACCAACAGGGACTCAATGGTGGTTGTGGTGGAGGCGCTGGTGGCAACTCTGCTGGTAATGGCGGCGGCGGAGGCGGAGGCGCTGGTGGTGTTGGCGGACCCGCTAGTTTTAATGCTGGTGCAAATCGTTCTGGTTCTGGCTCTCAAGGTGGCGCTGGTGGTCGTGGCGGTGCTGATGCTTCTTTTGGAAACATTGGTGGAACAGGTGGCGTTGGTATAGACGGCTTTGGTGGCGGTGGTGCTGGCGGCGGCTCAAATGGTGGTGCAGGAGGTAGTAGCGGTGGCGGTGGTGGAAGTGGTTCATCGGCACAAGCAGGAGCCTCAAACTCTGGCGGTGGTGGAATGGGTGGTTTTACTGGCAGCGCTGGTGCTTCTGGTGGTTCTGGTTATGCAATAGTTACGTATTGGAGTTAATTATGGAAAAACATTATACATTTCTTAAAAATAATATAGTAGAAGATACTCTTGTATTTGCAAATCAAAATGATGCTCTTGCTCAAACAATTGCAAATGAAAAAGGATATGATTCTTTCATATGGCTAGATGATGCAGTAATTCCTGCTCGTTGGTCTACATATGATGGAACATCTTTTACTCCTCCAACAGAAGATTATTTAATTTCTATTGGAATTATTACACCACAAGAATAATAATTATCCTGAGCAAGATAACAAACTGCTCAATTAATTTTCTAACTAAGGAGTAATGTGGCTGGTCGTGATATTACCGAAGGTCGTTCCAGTAGAGCGATTGCAGTTGACGTTGGTATTGTATCATCGTCTGCGGTGTGGCAGAATACTGCTGAAGCATACGATGTAGCAATTGGTGGCTTGCCATTCTTCTTTGCTATATCAGATAGCAGACCATACCTAAGACAGACTGCACCATTTCGTAAAGACCAATTTGATAATGGGTCTGAGCCAGGTGAGCAATCACTTGCTGGTTGGTGGCTTCGTTCTCAGTCATCATTTCATGGTGGCACTGGTATTAAGTTCTATGACCCATCTGCTGGTGAGACAGTTGCCCATAGATTTACAAATAGCAAGGGTGTAGATGTTTGGACTAAGGGCGAAGTAACATTACTTAAAGATGTAACTGCTGCTCATATTACCACTGGAGATATACGTACTACTGGTCGCCGTTTCCAAGAACTACGTTCTATTGAGTGGAGTGGCACAAAAGGTGTTCTTCTCAAAGATGAATACGATGTAGATAAGATTGATATTAATGGTACTGAGACACACTTTATTAACTATAATGCTGGTACAGATGCTCCAGTACACGGTATCTGTGATGATGGTACTACTGCCTACTGGATTACTAATACAGCCACAAAGAAGACTGTATACAAAAAGCCTTTAACTGGTGACGCAACAAACACTGCGGATGTAGTTACTATGTTTGATGAGGTTGGTTTAATCTCTAATGCAGTTATGGAGTTTGTAAAAGAACGTATTGTTATGTGCGCTGATAACAAGGTATATGAGTTTTCAGGCTCCGCTACTGTTATGCCTACTGCTGTATATACACATCCATCAACCTCACATATTTACACATCCATTACTGCATCTGGTCCTGCTATCTATGTTGCTGGGTACAATGGTATCCAATCTACAATTCAAAAGTTTACTCTATCAACTGCAGGTGTAATGCCTACTCTAACTTCAGCCGTAGTTGCTGCAGAGATGCCAGTTGGTGAGATTGTCCACAAGATTTATTACTACTTGGGATACATGATGATAGGGACAAACAAAGGAATCCGTGCAGCAGTTGTCTCTGACCAAGATGGCTCCATTCAATATGGTCCACTAATTGTGGAAACCACTCAGCCTTGCTATGACTTTGCTGCACGAGACAAATTCGTGTGGTGTGCAACTGGAGTAGATGGTGAACCAGGTGTTATCCGCATTGACCTTGGTAACGAGATAGAGACATTACGCTTTGCTTATGCTAATGATATCTATAAGTCAGGTGTTACTGGTCGCCATACTACTGCTTGTGCTTTTATTAATGGAACTGACCAACTAGCATTTACAAGTCAAGCAAACATCAAGGGAACCACAGTAACCAATAAAGCAAAAACATCTGGGGTAGTAACGCTTACTACATCTACAGCACATGGGTTATCCGTTGGTGATGTAATATGGGTTCAAGGTGTAGATGCTGTATCTGGCTCTGTATTTAATAGCACAACTGATACTTTCACTGTAGCATCTGTCCCAACTACAACAACACTTACCTATGCACTTGCTGGTTCTAACGTAGCGTCAACCGTAGTATCTGCTTCAACAGCACACGTTACATCTCCTGGTTCTTCTTATATTGAATCAGCATCGACACTTATGTCAAGTGGGTACTTAACTACAGGTAATATCAGATATGGAACTTTAGAGCCTAAGAACTTTAAGCGCTTACTTGGTCGAGGAGACTTTACCTATGGTTCTCTAACCCTTGAAACTGTAGATAAAAATAATACTGAGTATGACCACATTACATATACATCTGTGGTGCCAGCAGTAGAAGTAACTACATCTCAACCTGAATCGGCACAAGAATATGTAGCATTTAAATTTTTATTTGCAAGAGATGCTACCGATACAACAAAGGGTCCAGTGTTTAAGGGTTATCAATCTAAGGCTACTATTGCTACACCACGCCAACAGGTTATGAGATTTCCAGTATACTGCTTTGATGTTGAGACAGATAAGTACAATGTACAAACTGGATATGAAGGCAGAGCCTTTACTAGAATTCAAGCATTAGAAAATATAGAGGAAGATGGTGACGTAGTCACAATGCAAGACTTCACAACAGGAGAACAACGCCAAGTTGTTATAGAACAGTTGGCATTTACACGAGCAACTCCACCAGATAGAGGCTTCTCTGGCTTTGGTGGTATTGTAGAAATCACTATCAGAACGGTATAATACTATGACGCCTAACGACTGGGCTGCACTTGCTGTGGCTGCAACTACTTTAATGGGAGCACTAGCAATGGGTGTAAGACACTTAGTTAAACACTATCTGTCTGAACTTCGCCCCAATTCTGGCTCAAGTTTAAAGGACCAGGTCAATAGGCTAGAACAAAAAGTGGATACCCTTTTCAATATCTTAATACAAAAGTAGAAAGTAATGGGGATGAAGGCAGATAATTTTCCGAGATGGTTCTATGACAACAACACGGTCAGCGACTTTGAAAAAGGGTTAGCAGAGTTTAAGGGTAAAAAGAATCTTAAGTTCCTGCAAATAGGTGTCTTTACTGGCAACGCATCTGCCTGGCTACTAAAGAATATACTTACTGACCCTACATCTATACTTGTAGATATAGACCCTTGGTGTGGCAATCTACCACATGAGTCAGTCTATGACTGGGACGATATCCAAGAGGCTTATCAAGAACAGATAAAGCCATATGGCAAAAAGGTTCAGGCTTATAAAGCATTTAGTGGTGACTGGTTAAAAGAACACCGTGAACTTAAGTATGATTTTATTTACATTGATGGGGACCACCTACCTGAGTCAGTAACATTAGATGCTAATCTATCCTGGGATTTATTAAAGCCTGGTGGTATCATGGCATTTGATGACTATGAGTGGGACCACCCAGATGGAACTGATAAGAATCCTAAGCCAGCAATAGATGCTTGGTTAGGTAAACATAAAGATGAAGTTGAAATACTGCGTAAGGGATGGCAAGTATGGGTAAGGAAGAAGCAACAAGCGGAGACTGTCAAGGATGCGTCTGTGAAAAGCACGACATCTGCTGGCCTAAACAAAACGAATTAAGAGAGAAGTGGCTGCAGGATAATCCTAATGCTGACTTCAATGGGTGGTGGTCGATATGACATTAGTAGTAGATATAGCAAAATCTCAAATAGGATACAAAGAAGGTCCTAATAACAATACAATGTATGGCAAATGGTTTGGTCTTAACAACCAACCTTGGTGTGCAATGTTTGTGTCTTGGTGTTTTGACCAAGCAGGATTAGTATCCAAGGTTGCAGCACAAACCAAAAAAGGATTCGCCTCATGTGATGCAGGTCTCAAATGGTTTACCAAAAAAGGAAAGATAGTTCCTGTTGGTAAGGCTCAACCAGGAGACATAGTTTTCTTTCAGTTTGATACCGATGCACAGGCTGACCATGTTGGTATCTGCGCTGGTAATGATGGAAAGAAATACCTTACAGTCTATGAGGGTAATACCTCTAGTGGCGACAAAGGTAGTCAGTCAAATGGAGATGGAGTCTTCTTAAGGAAGAGACCATACTCCCTAGTAATGGGCGTTGCACGCCCTTAAAGGATGGATATGAAAGACTTAATCGCTAAGTTAAAGGAACCTAAGACAAAGGCTGCCTTTAAATCTTACCTACGTGCAGTATTGGCATCAGCAATTACTATGGGACTAGCCCTTGCTGCTGACTTGGCACCTGAGTATGCAATTCTAATCGGCTCCGTAGCAGCACCAATGGCTAAATGGGCAGATAAGACTGAAAAAGAATACGGTATCGGCTCTAAGTAGATACCCCTAATTGGGCTTTAAACGCCCTTTATAGACAAGAAAACCCCCCGACCTAAGGCTAATACCCTAGGAAGGGGGGTCTTTCGTCGTTTCTGGACAACTTCCCCTATTGCCCAGCAACTCTATTAAGTTGTATTATATATTATATTATACTATAATAGACCCCGAAGGGGTCTTATATATAATATATTATATTAATATATATTATAGACAAACCTGAATGATAACTTAGGTAGACAATGTTCCTTGACAAGCATTAACCTATGGTGTATAATACTCCTATGATACAAATTCAAGATTATACATTACCTGAACACGTCAGTTATTCGGCGTTCACAACTTACATCGACTGTGGATATCAGTATTATCTAGGTCGCTTACTTAGCCTACCTGAGGAACCATCTGTGTGGTCCGTTGGTGGCTCTGCATTCCACTCAGCCACAGAGAAATGGGACTTAGAAAACTTATGATTGAGATTGTTAATGAAGATGGGTCAACTACTATGACCTTTAAGACTTACGCATCTATTATGCGTGAGCGTTATGATGATGGCAAAAGAGAAACTACTGGTATTGTGTATGGTGCTATCGATACAGTGATAGATAGAACTATGGATGAGAATGAACTAACAGGTTTGCTACACGCTAAAGAAATTATTAAGGAGGCACTACGTGCTCACAGCCCAAAGTCTGTGGACTGATGCCTGGAATAGAGAGGCTGATGGCAAAGACTTAACCTTTGCTAGAGTTGGTGGTCGTTCTTCTAAAGCATTTCCTAATAGAGAGAATGTAGATTTTTGGCAACAGACTGGACCTGAATGGGTTCAGGGATATATTGATTGGCGTAAGGCTAATCACAACTGGAGAATCTGGCACACACCAGAAGGCGCACCTGCCGTTGAACTGGGTCTGACACCTACCTTTGCCGATATACCAGTTAAAATGGTTATCGACAGAGTCTTTGAAGTTGATGGTGAATTAGTCGTGGTTGACCTAAAGACTTCACAACAGACTCCGTTCAGCACGCTACAACTTGGCTTCTACCGCCTAGGACTTAAACAAGTTCTAGGGGTAGATGTTAAGTATGGTGCTTACTGGATGGCAAGACATAGTGGAACTACCTCACTCATAGATTTAACTGAGTATACTGAAGAGAAATTAGAGTATCTTGTTGGTGGCTTTGACAAAGCACGCAAGGCTGGAATTTTTATACCAAACACAAACAACTGCAATAGATGCGGACTTACAGAATACTGTCAGTTCTCATCTAAGAAATGAGAAAAATAATGGGTAACGAAGACTGGAAACTTCAAGTTTCCTACAAGACACCATCAGGTGACATGATAAATATCCGTGCTAATACTGCGGATGAATTGTCGGTGCTGCTAGAAGGCATTGGCGATTACTCTACACAGATTTCATCTGTGCAACAGAAAGTCGTAGGTGCTTACACTCTAGCCCCTTTATCGACTACGAGTTCCATTACCGCCACAAAGCCCTTAGTATCCTCGCCTCCAACCCAGGTGTCGCCAGCGTCAGGTACAGCGTCGCCAGTGTGCAAGCACGGAGCCCGTATATGGCGAGAAGGAATCAGTAAGGCAAGCGGTAAACCATATGCATTCTGGGCATGTCCTTCACCACAAGGAACTCCTGACCAATGCAAACCAGTAAACTAAATAATTAAATATGAAGAAGAATCGTAGTCGTAAGATGCCTGTCAAATTATGGCTACGATTTTTCTTTGGTAATAGAGAGGAACCAGGATGCGCACACTTGTCCGCAGCGTTGGGCGTGCCAGTATTGGCGGAGAACCTTTACCTGCCTGCTTCAAAGCATTCGAATCAAATAAGATTATCATCCGTCGTTCCGAAGTTTCGATGTTCGCAGCAGCACCAGGAGTGGGAAAGTCCACACTAGCATTAGCATTGGCACTCAAGATGAAGGTGCCTACGTTATACATATCAGCAGATACTAATGCTCATACTATGGCTATGCGTTTAGCATCTATGATTTCGGGAAAGAATCAGAGTGATGTTGAAGGTATGTTATCATCTGATTTAGGATGGACTAAGGCTACGCTATCTAAGAGTAGTCATATAGTTTGGTCATTTGAATCAGCACCTACACTTCAGGATATAGATGAAGAAGTTCAAGCATTTGAAGAACTATGGGGCTGTTCACCTACACTTATAATTGTAGATAACTTAATGGATGTAGCCACCGATGGTGGCGAAGAGTTTGCTTCTATGAGAGCAATCATGAAGGAGTTGAAATACCTTGCACGTGCTACGAACTCGGCTGTTGTTGTTCTTCATCACACTAGCGAGGCTGTTCTTGGGACACCATGTCAGCCACGCTCTGCTATCCAGGGTAAGGTTGCGCAACTTCCAGCACTTATATGCACGCTTGGTGTTGTTGGAACGTCGATGGGAGTTGCACCTGTTAAGAACAGATACGGTAGAGCAGACGCAGGCGGTGGCTTAATGACTTGGATTGCATTCAACCCTGAGTATATGTTCGTTGATGATATTCCAGAGAATCACTAATGCAAAAAGATATTGGAAGATACACTATTACTGTATCTAAGAACAATAGATACTGTTTTGGATTAGGTTTCGAGAAGTATCCTATACTAGATATAGAGGTGGGATATGAAGCACAAGTAGTTGCTTGGGTAACTAGGCTAGACTTCTTGTTCTTCTTTATAAACTTTACTAGATACCCTAAGGTGGCGTGGCGTGATAATAACCCTGAGTAAAGATGAGGTTAGAGTTTGCACTATGCTTGCAGTAGAGAGATGGTTAACTAAGTTTGGTTCTACCGACCAACCTAATTATGCCCAAGGCAAAGCAGATGGTAAGTTAGAACCTGAGATAAACGCTAACATACGTGCTAATGTATGTGAGTGGGCAGTAGCAAAACATTACAACTTAGCCTGGAATAATCCTTGGTATCCTAATGCCTTACATAAGAAACGCTTTACCTTACCTGATGTAGGTGAGAATGTAGAGGTAAGGTCTATTAGAACGCAAGACAGCATACCATTTTGGAGTAAAGATAAAGGCAAAGTTATTGTTGGCACTAAATGTTTAGACACAGAATACTTTTCTGAAGTAGAAATATTTGGCGTTGCTTATCCTGAAGAGTTCATGAAGCCTGAATACTATGACTCTTATATTAATGGATGGCGTATACCTATAAGTGGGTTCACCCATGAGTAGTTACGGGAAGCGTAAAGGCGCTACCTTTGAAACTAGTGTAGTCAAATGGCTACGCTCTAAGAATATACTAGCGGAACGACTAACGAAAGCAGGTTCTAAAGATGAAGGCGACATCGTCATTGTCATCAACAACAAGCCGATTGTTCTTGAACTTAAAGCAACTAAGAAACTTGAACTTCCTAGGTTCTGGGAAGAAGCAACGATTGAGTCGAGCAACTATGCTGCTGCTCGTAATCTACCTGACATACCGCGTCGTTATGTTATAGTTAAGCGTAGGATGGCAGGCATAGATAAAGCCTGGGTGATAGAAGATTTGGAGCAGTGGATTGAGAGGATTGGTGAATGACCTTCCAAGCATTAGAGAAATACTCATCCACTATGGAGCGAGTGTTCGACAAGGACACGGGCAAGTTAATATCAAATGCCCTTTCCACTCGGACACTCACCAATCAGGAAGTGCTAATCTCGACAATAACATATTCATCTGTTTCGCCTGTGGAGTCCAAGGTAACAGTTTACAAATTATCGCCCAGCAGGAAAGAGTAGATATACATGAAGCAAAAAGAATTGCAGAAGGAATTGTTGGGTCAAGCGAGTCTGAGATACGCGGCAAACATTTATCAGGCAGAAGACTACCTCAGAAGCAGAGGTATAACAATGGAAGTGGCACGGTTGGCACGATTAGGCGTAGTCGTGGAACCTGAAGTTGGACATGAATCATTTGCTGGTAGACTATCTATACCTTACATTACTAAAACTGGTGTAGTTGATTTAAGATTTCGTTCACTAAATCCTGCAGTCGAACCTAAGTATATGGGTATGACTGGTGCTGAAACAAAGATGTATAATGTATTAGACATTGAGAAGGCGGGTGACTACATTGGAATATGCGAAGGCGAGATTGATACACTTACTCTTTCTTCTCTCGTTGGAATTCCCTGTGTTGGAGTCCCTGGTGCGAACTCTTGGAAGAAGCACTACACACGATTGTTGGCAGACTTTGAACGTGTCTTTGTCTTCGCAGATGGAGACCAACCTGGCAAAGAATTCGCCACTAGTCTTGCCCGCGAACTACCAGTTACTATCATTCAATTACCCGATGGACAAGATGTCAATTCTGTGTATGTGCAAGAAGGTGCTTCATACTTCCATCAAAAGGTGGGTCTAAATGGATAAAAGAAAACCAGTTCCACCTTGTCCTGAATGCGGTGAGCATTTCGAAAATGTGTTCGAAGCAACCGACCATCTATTAGAAGATGATGAAGAGTTTGACCCAGCATTAATCTTACCTAATGGATACAGGTTAATGATTGGTTCTTTACTTAGATGTATATATAAATATTCAGATAAGCCTGAACATATCAAGGGTATTGCGGAGTCAACGTATATGACTTTATTTACTGCAGAGACTCAGCCCAATGTAGTGGCTGGTCTAATAGAAGATATGATAGTCGATACTCAGATGATAGATTTGGATGATGAACTTAAACAACTACTTGAAAAGGGAGAGTGAAGAGTGGCAGATTATAACCCACTTAGTGGAGCAAGGATTCCACGTATCAAAGGCGGAAAAGATAAACAATCAATTAGTGTTAACGCTAACGATACCACTTTTGAACACAGCGTTGGACAAACCTTTCAAGAACTCTTAGACTTATTGCTGTCTAAGCATAAAGATTATGGACCAAAGAATATATCTGATTCACCAGGTGGACCAGTCAATGGATTAAGAGTTCGTATGCATGATAAACTTGCACGAATAAATAATCTAGTTGATAATGGTAAGAACCCTGAGCACGAAAGCCTTGAGGATTCCTTCAAGGATATGGCTAACTATGCTATCATAGGGTTGTTAGTCCTGAGAGGACAATGGAATAAATGAAAGTAATAGTTTGCGTGTCCGACCTGCAAGTTCCTTATCACGATAGGAAAGCGGTCTCTGTATTATCACGCTTCATTAAGACATACAAACCTGATGAGGTTGTGTCAGTCGGAGATGAAATGGATATGCAAACCATTTCTAAATGGAGTAAAGGCACAGACTTAGAACATGAGAAGTCTATTGCTAGAGATAGAGATGAGACTTATCGTGTGCTTGAATCATTAAAGATTAAGCATATGATTCGTTCTAATCATACAGATAGATTATTTAATACAATTAAAATGAGAGCGCCAGGACTTGCTGGCTTGCCTGAGTTAGAGTTAAAGAACTTCTTACGACTTGATAACTTGGGTATTAAATATCATGAGAAGCCATACGAACTAGCACCTAATTGGTTGCTACTACATGGTGATGAGGGTAATGTCCAGCCTACTGCTGGTGCTACTGCACTTGGGTTAGCCAAGCGTGCTGGTATGTCAGTAGTCTGTGGGCATACGCACCGCATGGGTCTGACACATTATACTCAATCATATTTTGGTGGTCATCCTAAGACTCTTTGGGGATTAGAAGTTGGTTGCTTAATGGACTTTAAGTTTGCTAAATATATTCGTGGTGGATTATTCACATGGCACAAGGGCTTTGGTGTATTATATGTAGATGGAAATAAAGTTATGCCTCACCTAGTTCCAGTTAACATGGATGGGTCATTCGTATTTGATGGGAAGGTTTGGAAGTAATTGGATATTGAACGCATTGAAAAGTGGGACTACATTGTAGTTGCTGTTGCTTCTGAGTATCATAAGAAGTTCTCTATGGTAGAACTAGATGATATCAAGCAGTCTCTCTATCAATGGTTCGTTGAGCATCCTAATAAGTTAGATGAATGGGAGAAGATAGGTGAGAGAGATGCAAAGAATCTTATCTATCGTAGCCTACGCAATCAAGCATTAGATTATTGTCAGCATTGGAAAGCCAAGTCTTTAGGCT